CATGTGGCTTTAAGTTATATGAGCCATCTGACCCATGGGCGGGCGATTCCTGCTTGTACTGGAGATGTAAAGTAAATCGTGCCGTATAAAGACCCGAAAAAACGTAAAGAAGTTTTAAAAAAGGCTTCAGAAAAGCACTACCAAGCCAACAAAAAAGAACTAGCCGCCAAGCAGCGGCAGCAAAGACGTACGTTTAGTAAGCGTTGGGCAGAATACAAAGCCAGCGTCAAATGTGCCAGTTGCGGATTTTCACACCCCGCAGCCATAGACTTCCACCATCCCCCGGGTACCAAAGAACACCATATCCATACCCTAGTGCGTCGTCGGGCGGAAGAGCTACTCTTCGCCGAGATAGCCAAATGCGTACCGCTATGCGCTAACTGTCACCGCATCCACCACCACAATTTGCGGGAAGAACGCAGGCGTAAAAAGAAGATAAAGAAAAAGGGGGCCGAAGCCCCCTAGGTTCATAGGCAGGGGGCCGAAGCCCCCTTGGCTTTACGCCGCGCCAGACGAACCGTAGATACCACGCGGGTCGCTCCAGCCAAAGCTGTAGCGCTCACGGGCCTTGTAACGCACGTTACCGGTGTCAAAATCGCCTTCAAAGGCGGTCTTGATGCCAGCGCGGTTGAACATCTTCAGACCGTTAGGAGCGTCGGTCATGAGGAACCAAGCGTCCGTGTCGGTCAAGAAGTGGTTCACAGCGTAGCCTTCCGGCACCATGCCCATCGAACGGATGGCGTTGATGTCGTTGTCAGCAGTAGCCGTACGCAGCGTCGATTTCATCAGGCGCTCAGCGGTGAACTGAAGCTCCTTAGGAATGACCAGCTTACGGGCCTGCACGGCAACCTTCAACCCACGCTCGTCGGTGAAAGCAGCGATATCGATGATACCTTGCTCCAACGAGGTTTCGTTCAGGTCAGCAGCCACGGAGGGCGTGTTGGAGAACGAGGGGCCAAGGGCCGTGGGGTGAGCGCTGTTGCACAGCGAAACGCTGTCGCCGCCGTTGTACGCACCAGAGGTGTTAAAGGCGTTGTTCAAAATCGAAGCAGCCTTAACTTGCTTGGTGTGTGCCATCGAACGGGCCAGAGCTTTGGTGTAACGCGAAGCCAAGCGGTCATAGAGGTTGTCCTCAATGGCCTCTTCGGTCAGGGCGAACGCCATAGCAACGGTTTCGTGGCTGTAACGAGCGGTAAACGACTCTTGAGCGGAGTCATAAGCAACGCCTGCACCTTCGGTCTTGGTCGGGGCCGCGCCGAAACCAGTCAGCATCACTTCTTCTTCAAAAGCACGGTCCGAAGACTCGGTTGAGAAGATTTCTGCATGCTCGTTTTCGTAACGGTCATACTCCATACCGAACAGGGCGTTTAGACCCGGCTCAAGCTCTTTAACGAGTTGTGCGCGTGAAATTGCCATTTCTATTTACTCCTTATTCGCCAGCGGTGCCGACGCTACCGAGGCTGTGAGTGTTAATCTTGACAATCACATCCACGTTCGCGCTACCCAAAGCATTGTCAGGCGAGTTGTAAGCGCCCAAAATCTTCAGAGCCAGCGTCGAAGTAGTTGCAATTGCAGATGCGTCCAACTCCATGTTGGAAACACCCGTGACGGTGCTGCCGGTGGACCCAACTACAACCGGAGCGTTTTGACCAATGTCAGCTTGCGCAACACTGTCATCAGCTTGGATCACGAACAACTGGTTGGGATCGTCAATCACATCGGCTTGAATGGTGCCGCTGGTGATGTTGACGCTACCCGGATAGTAGTTCTTGTAGGTGGGCTTACCAGAAGTTGGGTCAGTGTAGAAACAGCCGTTGAAAACTCCGATAGCCGTAGCATGCGAAGCAGCAACAAATTTCACAATATACCCGGCGGATAGGGCAACCAAGTCACCCTGATAAATCGCCCCGGCTTGGTTGTCAGCAATCTGATACCCGTATTGGGCACCGGTAACACGACCGGTCACATTGCCAACAGGACGCAAACCAAAGGCTTTATCTACGTTTGCCATTTGATTCTCCTAAGAGGTTCATAAAACCGCGTTAGCGGCTTCCAAAGGTTGTGCGGGAACTCCTTTCGGGGTCCTGAATCCGCATTGACGAGTGCGCGTTCTCACGCATCAGTTCGTTGTCCACAGCCTGCATCTGATCCTGCGCTTTACGTTGATAGTACTGGTTACGTTCCTCAATCGTTTCCTCAGGAATCCGAGCAAGCATTAGGCCGCCAACAGAAACCACCCCAGCATGCTTACCATCCTCTAGGGTTGGCAGCGTGTCACGGTATTCCTCTGGCAAATCATCGTTACGGACTAGCTCGTAGCCCTCACGAAGACGACCATATACATGCTGTTTGTCCTCGAAACCGTTGATTTCGGCACGAATCCAGCGATGCTTGTATCCAGCGGGAGCTGGAGGCGCATCAAGGCGCGAAGGCGGTGCCCATGGCTTGCGACGAGCTTCCTTTTCACGGCTAGCGCGGGGTGCTCTATCGATAGTTACTTTTTGATCGCTCATGAGATCACTCCTTTACATACTTGGCATATTCCTCAAGCGGAACACCAAGCTTTTTAGCTATGGCAACCTGACTCGGCGATAGCCGGACAGAACGGCGCGTACTTGCAACCCCGGAACTTCGGGAGGCAGGTGCAACAGCGGACGCGGGACGCTGTTGTCTGGCAACTGGTTGTTCAGCCTGCTGGCTGGCGAATCGGCGCGGAAATTCATCACGCAGTCTTCGGTCTAACTCAGTATAGTACTCTTCGGTATTTGGGTCAACACCTTCGTCCTCAATTAGGGTCTGATGAATACCCCAAGCTGCATACGTTAGGGTTCTATCTTGACCAAACCAAGGATTGTTTGTGGCCCACTGCTCCGCCCTTGGGCTTGGCCGGGGCCGTTGTTGGACTTGTTGCTGTGGCTGAGCCTGCTGTGGCTGCTGAGCTTGCCGTTCCCTAGCCGCTTCCTGCTGCTGCAGATAAGCCGCCACTTGACGTTGCTCATACCCCAAATCAGACAACCGTTGCTGCGCTTCAGTCTCAGTATCAATATCGCCCTCTTCCCGGGCTTTCTTAATAATCGCCTTTAGCGTAGCTTGCTGAGTCTCTAATCGGGTTTTTGTTTCATTTAGTCGGCTGTAATCCGTACTAACTAGCTTTTGCTGCAGCTCTTGGGCCTGTCCCTGCAGACCTTTAGCATACTCCAAAGCTGCCTGCTCACGGCGCTCAGCCTCCCGCATCTTGGCGGTAAGCTTAGCAATACGCTTTTGGACGGCCTCGCTGACAGAATCTAGCTCGTCTTTTTGAGCCTGTTTTTCTTCAACTTCAGGGGCTTCCTGTTCAACCGAAGCCTGTGATGCCTCATTTTCCTTCTCATTTGCGTCCTCCAAGGAGATTTCGGTCTCCTTTTCCTCGGCCCCTAAGTCGAACTCTAATTGATCGTCTGGTGTAGTGTTTCCCATGGCTTACCTCACATGTGCAGAATATCTTCTGGGTCGCGAATAGTGGCAAGAATCTCATCATCGTTAAGGATTCTGATCTCCCCACCATCGATGTTCATCCGGGCCCCAGCATAGCGCCCAAAGATGATCCAGTCCCCCTCCTTGCACCACGCTCCGTGAGGGAATTTCACCTCATCCGCATAGGCAAGTGGACCCACCCGTAGAACATAGCCAGCAGTGGTGCTCAACTGCTGCCTTTCAATGGTCTGGTCCGCCAGAGCAATGCCGCCTTTTGACTTTGCGGCCCCTCTGTAGGGCAAAATAATGATTCGCCAACCGGTCGGTTTGGGAATTCGGTCTAAAACCGAGCCTTCCAGCTTATCTACCTGCAATCCGCCGTCATTGTCATAGGCATCGGTGAGACTTGGCTGCTTTGTAGCCGCCTCATCTGCCCATTTCTTCTCCAGCGCGGTAAGTTCCATATCAAAAGGTCCTTAATCTTCAGGATACTCACTTAAAAGACGATTTACTACGTCTTCCACGAATTTGTAGCCCTCTAGACGACCCATCATGTGCTTGTATTGAGCTATATCCGCTATGCGACCACTCAAAACCTGCTCCTCCGCCTCGCGTTTAAGCTGGCGGAGCTCTTTTCGCAGTTTTTCAGTGAATTCAAGCATGGATTAATCCAATGAAGCGAACAAAATGGGCCTTGTTCGATAGCCACAAACCTACTATACACCAAAATTACGCAAGTTTTACCTTTTTGAACGCATCTTTTCGATAAGTGTACGAAATTTTGCCCTTTTCTACCGGCATTTCGCCCTTTTTAGCGTACTTTTTGGCTTTAGCAGGCGCTTTTTCTACCTGCTTTTCCATCTTACTGCGGGAGATTGCCACGTTTGTTCTCCATTTGCATCAAACTTAGCTGAGTCCGCTGGTCTGCAATTGCTTTTTGCAAAGCTAGGCGGGCCTGATCGTTGCTAACATCGTTCTGCTCGCGTTGAGCATCCAATTGAATACGAGCTTGGTCAATCTGAGCCTGCGCCTCGTCACGCTGAGCACGTTGCGCCAGCTCCTGTTTCTTAAGCTCGACCACCGGATCAGGTTGCTCCTGATTTGCCCCAGACAATTCCTCTTGCAGCTTGCGCATCTCTTCGTAGTACTGCGCCACTTTCAATGCCACCATGGCCTCACGCTGCAAAGCAGAAACCATTTGGTCCGGATCAGTGCCGTACTCCTTAAACAGTTCCGCCTCCACATCTTCTTCAGCTTTGAGCTTAACGTGGTCAAGCAAATGCTTCATTACGCTTGTCGCCACATTAGGCATCTGCGCCACCATAGGTGACAAAGCAAACAAAATGTGAGTGCGAATATGCGCATCATGCTGTTGACCAGCATACGCCTTGAGCGGCGTACCATCCATCGCCTGCGCATTCTCACTGGCCGGATCCTTCGGCTTGTCAATGTCTTGGCTATTGAGAATGGTGTCAATATCACGCACCCCAATCGCCTCATACATCCGACGATACGCCTCATACATATTGTGCATCTGAGGCGCACTCTGCGCCAATTGCAGCTGCGTCTGAGCCATCGTAATGCGCTGCGCCACCGAGAAAATGTTGGGGTCTGATACCGGCAAGATATCAATCCGGTCATCAAAGTCCAAAGCCTTAATCGCCCGCGAC